CATTTCTGATAAATCTTTTATTCCATTCGGAAATCCAAATTTATTTATAAGTTGTAACTTATCACCGACAGAACCCAAAAACTGACCAACGTTTAACCCATAACTTTTAGCCTGATTAACAAGTTCAATTTGTTGTTCTGTTGAGCGTCGAAACCCACCTCCAACGGTGTCAAAAAATTTGGCAAACGTTTCTATGGTTTTCGAATCAACACCAACCCGTTGTAATGCAAAGGCATTTTCATAAAATTGTTGTGATAAAAAAACAGTCCTACCCAATGTGTCCTGCACTTTTTCAAATGTAGTTAATACTGAGTTCATATCACCACCCATTTTAACAACATTAACCGAAGCTCTACCGAGCTCATTTTCCATTGATTTTGCAAATACAGCACCTTGACCTAGACTTCTTGAAGAAGATATTAGTTTGGTTTCAAAAATAGAAACTCTATCAACGTTATCCTTGATATTAGCAGATAGAGTACCTGCAACACCTTTCATTTCATTAAAAGATTTAACAGCATTTTCTAATTGACTTGCCAACCCACCAGCTGCATTTGCTGCATCCTGCACGGTATTATTATCTTGCATCATCATAACAATAAATACTTAATTATTGTTTTTCATTAACCTCACGAATCTGGTCAAAAGATTCAATAACTTTCCCTAAGAAATATTTTCTTTCATAGGTCGGCATAATCATCAAATCTGAATAATTAAAACCTTGTTTTACAAGATAAAATATTTCATCTAACAATACTTTTTTATAAACTGAAGAAAGGACGAAAAAATTCCACCCCAAAATTGACATTAATGTCAATCATTTCTCCTGACGGGGTTTGTACTTTTTTCATTAAATCTAACCTTGGTTCAACATCCTTTAAAAACTTCCTAATATATTTTGAATCTGATATAACCATTCGATTAATATACTCACTAATTTTTAATCTGTCCTCAAGACCATTTATCGCTACAATATGTTTATCCAATTTATTGGTAATAATTGGCGCAGTAATCCCTTTTGGGTATAGTGACATTTCTTTATCAAAATTTAATTCTTCACCATAAGTCATCAATCTCAAAGTAACCTCATCACCTGTTGCCGGTAATTCAGTTGTGTATAACCCCTGTTCATTTGGGTAAACATCGATTTTTTTAATATTTAATTCCGATAAGTCGATATTTGCTGTAAATCGTTCACCAGTTTTAGGGTCAAATGTTGATACTTCATATTTTGGACCAAACGCTGTGTTTCGAAGAAACAATAAAACCGCCTCAACGTCACCAGATAACATATCATCAATCTTCATGTCAGGTTCAAATATTTTAGACCTTAATAATTGTGTAATAATATTATTATTATCCATATTATTGGACATCAGCAAATTTTCATCCTGAGCCGTTAAATATCCAACTTTAATTGTCTTTTTTTTGTTTTTATATAAAAACCCCTGTGATGGTAATGGTACTACATCGTGTGGTAGATTAAAATTATTTTGTCCGTAATCTTGTATATGATTCATATTATTCTAAATATACTATTGATTTTTATTTTGTAAATTATACTCCCATCTGATATTACCACAATCATATATACGATAAATCTTTCGATTAAACATTATTTCTTTTTCAGTACTATTTGGGTCAAACCCATCTTTAACTAACTTAGATTTTCGATAGTGAAACCTATGTCTTCTAACATCGCCAACAACATACCAATAATTTGGTCTAGATGTGGATATCTTTGTAAAATTATTTTTTTCATACAAATTACCATCAAATAATCGTATATCTGAATATGAAACTATTTTAGTCGGATTGTGTTCTTCGTTAAATTTTTTCATCATTTTACTAAAAACACCAATAACGCTCATATTTTTCTTATTACAGAATCGATTTAATTCCCATTCATCCTTTTTACCACCCATTAAAATTCGACCCTTTGAAAAGGTTATAAGTGAAACCATTTCGTTATTATAGAACGCACCTATTCTAACTGATGATTTAACAGAACCTTGTATGTGGTTTTGATTTAAAAAATTGTCGCTTTCAATTGATGAAACATATCGTAACTCACATTTTCTACCGTAAATTTTTTCCCTTCTAAACCCAAGTCTGTTTAATAAAATTGATTTAACAATGTCTTTTTTATATAACCATTCATCCTCAAAAATGTGTATCAGACTTATATTATTTTGATTACAAATATTTGTTTTACTTAAATGAAATGTATTTGACTTATGTAATTCATTATGCCACCACAATCCGTTAAATTCTATACCAATTTTATCATCAACCAATATATCAATCTCAACTCCACCGACTTTAACTCTTTGTTTGACATTATTAGTATATTCGGATAAAAAATTAAATATTTCATCTTCAGATTTACTTTTGTTTGATTGTCCCAAAGGATTACATATTAAACAAACATCATGGTTTGATTTATATCTCTCATACATTAATTGTTTATGTATATTTGATGTGTTACCACATTTTTTACATTTAACATTAACATACTCTTTTGTGATGTTTATAATATCGTAACGACTATATAACTCCCGATATTTTTTATCAATATGTTCCTTGAAAAAATCACTCTTGGATACATTATCACAACCGTATTTAATTAAATTCGTAGATTTTTGCTTATCAATATTGTTATAATGTTGGTCACCATATTTATTTAATCTTGTCAATTTACTCTTTTCGATGTTAATATAATTTTCATCACCATATCTATCTTTTTTAGTCTTCTTAACTTTCTGAATAAAGTCTTTGTCTTGTGGATAATAATCCACGCCATATTTAATGTTATTGGCAGCCTTAATCCTATTAATCATTTCATCCTTATTTTTATTAAAACATTGAATTGAACAAAACTCACCATAAGGATTGTCCAGTCTGTTTCTAAACTTAACATTATTGTCACAATTCAAACATTTTGGTCGTTTTTTAATATTCAAATAGAAAAATATAATTTTTTCTTTGAATGGAATGTCAATATTTTCAGAATGTTTAATTATCTTATAATAAAGCTCAGGGTAATTTGTTGACAACCATTTTTCATTTGTCTTATATCCCGATTTATTATTTTCCCTAAAAAAAGAAAAGTCCATATAAATAAATATATGAACTTTTCTTTTGGTTGTAAAGGGTGTTGAGCTAACTTAATATACTAATATACATCTATCAGGACGTAATGTTACGGCAACTTTAGCCAAATCTGAAGTCCCATAACTTAAGGATTGAAAATCGGCATCAGTTAGGAAACATCCTTGAAGTATCCATTTTTCAACCGCAACTCCCGACGGGTCTAATAGTTCTAATGAAATATCTTTCTTATATCCCGCAGCATACCCCATTCTACCTGTTACTGACTCAGCATGTAAACGAACCCACTCCATCAAAGCTTGAGCCGCTGATGGACCAATAGGGTCTCTAAATGTAACACCAATGGTTCCCCACTCAAATGATGTTGCAACATACGTTTTAGTATTTAAAAAAGGAATATCTTTAGAAGAAATTGTAATTTTAGGTCTCGATGTTGATTCAACATACCAAGAATTTATACCCAATGTTGATGGAAACGTCAAAATAAATCGGTTGGTTAATTTTGGTTCGTATGGGTCGGGCATTTTCATTAATAAATCAGCCATGTGTATTGTTGTTTTTTATTTTTTAAGTTTATTTTATTAATAAATATTGACTATTAGATTTTTTTATTCTATATTTACTAGGAATTCTAGGTTATTATAATTATATATTATTTAATACATTAATTTAATATTTTATTTTTGTATTTGATTTAGTTAAATAAGTCTGGACTGGTTGCTCTAGGCCAAATTCTTTATTTAAGAAATCTTTAATTTTTTCAATATTTTTTTCATCGTCATCCGAAAACCCTATCTTTGGGACCACAAAATTATTTTTAATATCATTTTTAAACAACACTTTACCACCTAGTTCTTGTGATAACAATTTAACATATGATATAAATTCTCTTAAAGCGTTGACTTTACCTTCTTCAGGGTTGGCAGCACTTCCTTCACCGAAGGATACAGGATGAAAACGACACATGTTCAAATATTCTTTAATCATGGTATCATCATCTTTAATATCTTCACCAGCAATTTCACGGTAATCTTTTAATGACTGAACCAATTTTTCTCGGTCTATACCACCAATATCGTTATTGATAAGTTTATATACGGCCTGTTTTAATACGTCTGGGTTGTGTCCGCGAGCTGTGATGATGGCAAATATCGACCCACCGTTAATACATTCAACAAAATCATTCCATGATGGACCAAAACCGGCTGACATAATGTCTTTCAAAAAGGCAACATCACCTTTTGTCCTAAAATTTCTAAAAGGTTCAGGTGCGTATCCAACAATTGTTTTACCATTATATGTAAATGGTTTTTTACCTAATTCATGTCTATATTCGGCAAAATCATCGGTGGACATTTCAACTTCATTTCCGTTATCATCTTCAACAATTATTTTCGTGGGCATATTCATAACATTATCGTCCCAGTCAAACGCGTAATATTTGTGGTCGGGCATTCTGTTTGGGTCAAAACCTTCCGACACTTGTAAAATATGGTGTCTAAGAATTTTTTTTAAATTCATTTCTTTTTTGATATTTTTAAGATAATTCGTTCTAATTGTGATTCAGATACGATTATTGATTGTGGTTTTTCTGCATAGGTTTTTTTCCCATCAGTTTTAATGTTTAAATTTTCAAATAATGTTTTTTTATTGAATTTCATAATTTCTTTTATTTTAAATATAAAAAGGAAGAGGTTTAATTCACCTCTTCCTTTATTGTTTATTAAATATTTTCGAAAGATGCTCCTGAAGGTGTTATCAAGAATTCGATATCGATATATTCTAATGCCTTTGTTGGTTTCAAATAAATCTTACCGGTCATTTGATTACGGTCCAAATCTTCAGGTGTATTTGTAACAACAACCCTGAAATCAATTAAACCACGGTCTCTTCTTATTGAATCCAATATCGGATTAACAGAATCCAAGAAATCTTGTCTAACTTTATCATCGTTTTGTTCAAATAACAATCTAATTGCAACTGCTGAAATTAATTTACGAGCTTGTAGTAACAATCTTCTAACGTTAATTCTGTCAAGTGCCGATTCCGCAACTTGTGTTGTTTTATTACCCCAAATAAGAGTTCCAACATCTGAAAAAGTCGCAATTGGGTTGATATGACCTTGATAAAGAATATCTCTATCGGTTTGTGTTAATTTTTTTCTTGCCTTGATTGAATTTACAATACCTCTGGTGTATCCCGCAGATGCGAACCAAGGGAATGCGATGTTATCTGTCAATGCGATATTTTTACAAACTTCCGCGGTTGGTGGAAGATAAATTTGTGTATTATTAACAGTATCTCTTGTTAATACCCAAGGATAGTAAGTTGCCGTGTAGTTAGAGTCAATACCTGTTGATTCTAAATTATCGACAGATTCTTGTGGATATATCAAGTCATCAGTACCTGTTGTATTTGGAACAAACATGTTATAATCAGGACATGTCATGATATATAATGAGTCTGCTCTATCATTTTCAACCATATCGATAGCGTCTTCAACCAAGTTAGAATTATTAACAAAATCAATACCCGGTGTTACGAATATATTAATGTTAACCGCTTCAGGGTTTTCAAAAGTTTTTTGACCTTTCAAATATGCGTAATAATCAGTATTTGCCCAATCTGATGTGTTTCCATCGACCGCAATTTTCTTAAACGCTCCCCAACCTGTTGCACTTGGGAATTGTGTTGTTGGTGCAAAACCTTTTAAGAAACCTGAACCACCAATAATAAAATTATCGCCATTTGTTCTATACTCTCTGTAGATGTCCCAACCATCAAATCCACCGGCAGGTACCAAAGTGAATTTTCTAGCGTTCAATCTATAATACGGACTTGTACTGTCTGTTGGTTCGGAATTAAATGATGCGTCACCAACTTCGAATGCTGATGTACCCGAAGTACTATAAGATGATGAAATAGTAACAACGGTTGCTCCTGAATCCAAATGATAACCCTTAGACAAGAATGCCCATTCAGATGATGATGTTGCTGTTGCTAAATCAGATGGATTTTGCTTACCTTTATAATCAAAATATTCTTGGTCTATACCAACAATGTTTGAAATACCTAAGTATGTTCTGTTAACCTTATCACCACCACTAACTTGTTGTGTACCGAACGGTGGATAGAAAGTATTATCACCAGCTGTATCGTATTTAGTCTTATAGACAGGGAATGGTGAATTAACCCCATTATATGTTCTCAAAGGATAACCTCTAAAACCACAAGGAAGTGCATCAATAGGTGCGTCTGGATTTAGTTCCAACATTACAAATTTAGACCTTACTTGATATTCGCCATCACTAGTTCCGATTTTAACACCGATAAAACTATTATTACCAGGGTTCATAGAACAATTTGTGAATTTTTCAAGGAACACTGGGTTTGAATCGGTATCATTAAAATCACGAATACCAACATCAAAAGTTCCATTATTAAATGACACATTTAAAATAGATATTTTTATTTCTCTGTTTGCTGAATTACCGTCAGATATTGAAATAAATTTAAACAAATCATAAACGGTATTACCACGTAATTCAGATACAACATATGGGGTTTCCGGTGTTTGGTATTGCTCTAAATACCAACCAATTGAAGTGTTAGTACCATTATCATTTTGTGCTGATGGTAATGCCTTTAAAGTGCTATTAATACCACGAATGTATCCCATGCTATATCCGTAATTTAACATATTGTTAAATTGTTCTTCAACAAATAAAGGAACTTCAGTTCTACTTTTACCAAAGTTGGATTTTCCAAAAACTTTTGAAATATAATTAGCGTCTGATACGTCTAATGATGTTGTAAATTCAAACGTGTCATTTTCATAAGTGATACCTGACACACTAAATTGCGAATATGGTGATTTGGTCGCTCCCGAGTAAACACCCGTTAAGTTTAATCTTACATTGGTTAAACCCGTAACTTGAAAATCAGGGTTAGTTGAATCCGAATAAGGCGAAATACCTCTTGAACGTAAAGTTGCTAAAACAACATTATTATATTCAGTATAGGCAGTTCCGACTTGTGTAAACGCCGATACGGTTACTGAACCTGAATATTGACCAACCGAACTACCTGTTAAAGTGTTAATTCTTGTTGAAAATGAATATCCTGAATATGCGTTACCTGATACTAAATTAAATTGTGCGTAATACCAAGCGTCGTTTTCTCTACTTGAATATGTAGTTAAACTATTTTTCAAAGACGGAACGTCGTAAACATTTGTTACGTTAGTATATCCTGCACCTGTTAATGAGTTATAATTCGCATCTGGTAAAGTACCGAAAACATATGCTGTATTTGCACTTGTTGAATTTGAAGATATAACACCTGAAATAAATGTTTGTAACTTGTTATTGATGGTTGTTGTTGTACCATCGTTTAATGTTTGACTATTTGAAACAACATTACCAAATAAAGTTGATGCAAATGAACCGAATGTAACAGTACTTGTTCCACCCGTAGTTCCTGTGAAAGTCACAACGACAGAAGGAACCGAAGTATTTTGTGAAACTGAACCACCACTAACATTTGCAACAGATGTGATACTCCAAGACGGTCCCGCATCATAACCTGAAAGTCCTAAAATTCTTGATACAAATAATTGATTTGATTGTTGTAAATATGATTTCGCAATATATGCAGCCTCATATTTTGGTATTTGAGTATTAACAAATTTCTCGGGGGATGTACCACCAAAAATTGTTTGAAATTCATCAAAACTTGTGATAAAGATTGGCTCAAAAGCCGGACCTTTCAAAGTTTCTCCTACAATCCCTAATGTTGTTACACCAACACTTTGGGCTACAAATGATAAATCACGTTCAGAAGTATATACTCCTGGTGAAACGAAAACTTTATTGGATGTTGCCATTATTTCTTATTTAATTAATTTTTTATTTTATACATAAATATTCTTGATTTTTCCAAAAAACTTTTTATAGGAAGTATATTTATATAGTGGTATGAATAAATTCTACCTTTTTTCTTACTTATGAAAAAAGAACCAAAAAAAATAAAAAACATTAAAATATCTGAATCGTCACATAAGTTATTAAAATCTTATTGTGATAAGCGTGGATATAAAATCTACGGTTTTTTAGAAAAATTAATTCTAGATAATTGTGTGGTTAAAACCGATATCTACGGTGAACCCTTAGATTAATATTGTATTAAACAATATTGTAGATAATTCATTGATATTATCTTTGGTAACAATTATCTTAATTATGTCACCCGAATTTACTTGGAAGTAATTAACATTCGAACCAATATAGTTGTTATTGATGTAAACGTCGAAAGATGATACATTATTTGATTCGATGAAATTATAATCATAATTTAAATAAATAGTATCAATTAGTTGTGTATTTCCGCTTACAAATTGATATAAACCTGGTACCGTATTTTCATTTGGTTGTAAAGACTTGGCTCTTTTTTTTCGTGTTTTAGTACTAACATCTAACATAGTTAAAACCCTTGAAACTGCCGGTGATATTTCAAATTGTTCTTCATCGAGCAAAACCCCCAACATTTTAAAAGTATATGTTTGAATATAATATCTTCTTTTTTGTAATTCAGTTACCGAATTATCTGTTATATTTTCCATTATTATTGGCAGATATCTACCATTAATTTGTGTGTAATGTTGTTTAGAACCGAAAGTTTCCAAAACCTTTTTGTTAAACGCGTTTATTTCTCGCATTCTATTTGTAAATATTTTTACTTCATATGTTATATCAACAGGTGTCGGTTGTGGTATTTTATAAACATCATATCCATTTCTAGCACCGTCGAATGTCGGTATTAGTGCGTATTGAAATGTTGGTCTTCCCGGTATTTTAAAACTTGTACCTTGATTTGTTCCATAAGGTGTTTCAGGTTTACGAACGGTTGCGATAAAAGGAGGTTTAAGATTATTATCTAAATCTTGAAAATTCCAAGTTTGTGTAAACTGTGACCAATTTTGTGTTGTGATAATAACATCAACAGTATTTATTAATTTTCCATCAACAGATATACCCAAAGTGTCTCGAACAAAATCTAGCATCCCCCTATCCAAATCTGAATGATAAATCCCTTTTGGCAAATAAGTTCCATTCTTTTGAATATCTTCCAAAAGTTCATCCCGTCTTTCTTGTAATATCTTAGTTGGGGTTAATTTTATATTTTTTACATTTTTTTTAGGTAATGCCATTATAATCCATTAAATTCGTCTTCACTAACAGGTGTACAAACTATTGTTCTATAAAATGGTTTATATCCACCGTAAGTATGTTTATTGTCAGATGTAACCCTCCCATCGTCGGACACCGAATAATACCTCATTCTATTTTCAGTTTCAGGATATCCAATATAATCACCATAATTAATTTCAATTCCTTCATCTTGAAGTGTTTTTAAATAGACACTCATTATCAAATTTCCGGGCTCAGATTGTGATAAATTAGAATTACCAAAAGTCGGCTGAGTTGGAGACTCAATTTTTATGTATGCTTTAATTTCAACAGGTGGTAAATATGATATAGAATTTGTTAATGCCTCACCATAAACATCATCTTGATTTGTTTTAAGTCGGTCAACACGATATAAAACCACCGTAAAATTCATATCACCCATTAACCATTCTTCACCAATTGATATATTTAAATCAAAATCTTTTTCACCAAAAAACTTTGAAAGTCGAGTTATTGGAATTCTATTCGTCATCATTATTGATAAATATCTAAATTTTGACTATTATTACCAATAATATTATTTTGACAAATTCAATTCTAATAGAACAAAAAGCTCTTGACATTCTTCATTCATATGAAGGTGCTAATAACTACATATTAAAATTAAAATCAATTTTCTTACCAAATAAAAAAGGAATACCAACAAGAAGTCAAAGTGAATACATAATTAACAATTACAATACAACACCGAAAGTTGCTAAAAAATGGGTCGAGTTGGATAGTTACTTTTCGGAAAAAATTGCAAATGAAAAATTATACACTGAACCCCCAAAAAAAGTTTGGGTGGAAAAACTTTTAGTCGAGAAAGATAAAAGTTATCATATATGGGGTAAATTTTTTGAAAGTGAACCTCTTTCCGAATTTTGGTTACCTAAAGTTGCCGTTATAAAAAACCCTGAACAATATTATAAAGAAATAGATTATTCGAAATATTCGAATCGACCATTATTATCCCACCAAGTAGAAGCCGTTGAAAAGTTAGTCAGGTCTAAAAGATTTATTTTGGCGGACGATATGGGTTTGGGTAAAGGTCTGCAAAATAATACGTTAATTTATACACCCTCAGGCACCAAAAAAATAGGTGAAATCGTTGTTGGTGACACTATAATTGGGTCCAATGGAAAACCAACCAAAGTTATTGGTGTTTTTCCCCAAGGAAAAAAAGAAACGTATAAAGTAACATTTAATGACGGTTTTTATATTATAACAGACGACGTTCATTTATGGTCAGTATCATCACCTAATTATGGTAAAAACAGAAATAATGAAAGACGAAAAAAATCATTAGTTTTATCAACAAAACAAATGTATGATGGTGGTAAGATAAAAATAAAAGGTACTGAACATAATAAAAATAAAGAATATGATGTTGAAACCCATTATAAATCACCAAATGGGAATAATAAATGGCAGATACCAATGGTTGAACCAATACAATTTGAATGCAATAATACATTACCGATTGACCCGTATTTATTAGGATTGTCCTTAGGTGATGGACATATTAATAAATATGGGACATGTTTTTTAGTTGTAAGTGAATATGATTATGATGAATTATTTGGTAAGTTTAATTTAAGTCCTATAAAATCCGGTAAAGGTTTATTGGGGGGTAAAATTAAACTGAAAAAAGAATTAGATAATCTTAAATTAATAGGTTGTCGTTCCTATAATAAATTCATACCCAATATATACAAATATACTTCGGTCGAAAATCGACTTGCAATTTTGCAAGGATTAATGGATACTGATGGACATTGTATGATTTCTAAAAATGGGAATTTTAATGGTACCGAATTTAGTACAATATCTGAAAAACTTTGTGACGATGTTTGTGAAATTGTTCAAACATTAGGGGGTATTGCACGGAAGAAATCAAGACGTAGTTTTTATAAAAAAGATGGTAAAAAAATTGAATGTAACATTTCTTATCGTGTAAACATTAAACTACCATCAGGTATGAACCCTTTTAGGTTAAAAAGAAAATCTGAAAGATATAATGAACCGAAAAAATACCCAACTGGCCGGTATATTACTAATATTGAAAAATATGGTGAAAATGAATGCACGTGTATTTCCGTTGACTCACCAGATAAATTATATGTTGCGGAACACGCAATTGTAACACATAATACAACATCGACTGTTGTTGCATCATTGGAAACTGAAGCGAAAAAAATCTTAATTATCTGTCCGGCATCCTTAAAGATAAATTGGCAAAGAGAAATTCAAAATTATACTAATAGGTCGACATTTATTTGTGATGGTAAAAAATATGAAGATGCTGATTATGTAATTGTGAATTATGATATCATTAAAAACTTTCATGACCCAAAAGACAGGGAAAATTCACAAATTTTAAAAAGCAATTTTGACCTCGTTATTATTGATGAAGCTCATTATATATCCAATAAGTCAGCACAAAGAACTAAATTAATTAATGATTTCGTTAAAGACATTGACAGACTTTGGTTGCTAACGGGTACACCGATGACATCAAGACCCATCAATTATTATAATCTATTAGATTTAGTTGAATCACCTGTTGCATCAAATTGGATGGCCTATGTTATAAGGTACTGTGAGGGGTATCAGTTCAAGGTGGGAAATAGAAAAGTTTGGAAAGTGACGGGGGCTTCGAACCTCGAAGAATTAAGAGACCGTACATCAAGACAGGTATTAAGAAGATTAAAAACGGATGTTTTGGATTTACCTGAAAAAATAATAACACCAGTATACTTACGACTGAAATCGAAAGAATATGAAGAATTAATGGGTGAGTATTATGATTGGTATGATAAGAACCCCGACGAAAGTTCATCATTAACAGTCCAATTTACAAAATTAACCAAGGTAAGACAGGTTATTGCAAAAGAAAAAATAAATTCAACAATAGAACTTATTGATAATATTTTAGAGCAAGATAAAAAAGTTATAATTTTTACTAACTTTACTGAATCATTACAAACATTACATAACCATTATCCAAAAAACTCTGTTTATTTAGACGGTTCATGTTCACCGAAACAAAGACAAGAATCTGTGGATAGATTTCAGAATGATGATAATGTTAAAGTGTTTATTGGAAACATGAAAGCCGCGGGTGTGGGGATAACATTGACAGCGGCAGAAGCGGTTATCATTAACGATTTATCATTTGTTCCTGGCGATATGGCACAGGCGGAAGATAGAGCATATAGATACGGTCAAAAAAATTCAGTATCCGTATATTATCCGATATTTGATAATACAATTGAGGGGGTCATTTATGATATTGTTAATATTAAAAAACAAAATATTAGCACTGTTATGGGTGATAATCTTGATAAGGCAGTAATCGTTCAAGAAATTATGGACCAAATCATGTCAAAAAGGTAAGTTTTATTCGTGAAAATCTATTTATAGATAAATCACTAAAACAAAATATGAAGTTAAGTAAATTAAAATCTGAAATAGGTGAACTTGAAGATAAAATAAATGGTTCAGAGTCCATACAAGAAAATATACAATCGGAACAAATTGAAATCTTAAACGAAATGGAAAAAATAGGGATAGATAAACTACCCTATTCATACTCATCACTTCAAAGGTTTATTGACCCGAAAACAATGAATATTCATTACAACAAACACTATAAAGGTTATGTTGAGAAATTAAATAATGCAATTGAAAATGTTAAAGGGTCGGATTTAGACCTTGAAGATATCGTTAAAGGAATTTCTAAATTTAATAAAACTGTTAGGAATAATGCTGGTGGCGCATTTAATCATGCATTATTTTGGAAAATGTTATCCCCCAAAAAACAAAATATTAATGGTCCCATTAAAGAAAAAATAATAAAAGATTTTGGTTCATATGAAGACTTTAAAAAAGAATTTATCGATAAATCAAAATCGAATTTTGGGTCAGGATGGTGTTGGTTGGTCTTGAATAAAAATGAAAAATTAAAGATAGTTATAACACCAAACCAAGATAACCCATTAATGAATGTCGTTAAAGACGGTGGATACCCATTATTAGGTCTTGATTTGTGGGAACATGCTTATTATTTAAAATATCAAAACAAACGAGATGAATATGTTGATAATTTTTTTTCAGTCGTAAATTGGGAATTTGTTAACAAATTATATAAATCAAAAATAATAAAAAAAGTGAACGAATCTAAAAAAATATATGAGTTGTTAACAGAACAAAAAAGTAGTTCAGGTTGCAACTCAACACAAGTAAAACAATTCAATCGACTGTTTTCGATAAATCCACAAGTAAAATATAGATTTATGAACAACATAAATCAAATCATGAAGGAAGTTTTGAGTGATTATTGGAAAGAAAAGAATGAATATGAACCAGGTTCCATGTCAGGTGTTTACGATTTTGGAACACCGGGACGGTCAGTTTTAAATAAGATGAACACTAATTACAGCGCGTTTTGTATATTGATAAATGATTTGAATGTCTTCTTAAGAACTAAGAATATTCAACCAATTTCATTTTCACATGACAATAAAAAGCAACAAATTGAAGAAGTGGATAGATTTAATGGTTATCTATATACATTAAAAGACCGAATTTTTAACCTTGAAACATCAAAAACATTTCAAGAAATTTATAAAAAATTAGGTGAAAGTGATAAACTCGGTGAAAAAAGAGAAGAACGTACAATTGAAGATTTGAAAAAAATATTCAATACGGACAATGTTTTTAAAATTGGTGGTTTAGGCAGTGAAGAAGATATGATATCCGGTGTTGATGCTATTGTTGAAATTAATGGTAAGAGATTGACGGTTCAAATTAAACCATTTTCAAACATTGTTGATTTCTCACCAACTGAGGTTATGGTGTACGGTGCAAGTGCTCCGAAAAAATATAAAACAGATTTTTTAGCATTTAATAATAAAACAAGCACAACCGTATTTAATAATGATAACACAAAAATCATTGGTGGAAATTACGTCTTTTCTAAAGATAGCGAATTTAAAGGTTATTGATATTTATAGTTAATGGCTATAATTCAAGAACCCGAAAGAAGTAAACTTTATCGAAGAATACGAAATCTTCTAGGAGCACCTGTTAGAAGTGTTGAATTAGAAGATGAACAAATGGACTCACTTATGGAACTCGCCATTGGTGATTATACACAATATGTATTAGATTGGCTGATAGAATCACAATGGACATCATTATATGGTTTGAATATTGATGAACGGTCAGTTGCAAATGCTTTAATAACAAGAAGTTTAGATTGGGAAACACAATATACCTATGCATATTCTAAAATTGTTGGATTGCAGGCGGGGGGTCCTTATGTATTGAAGAAGGATTATTTTGAATTAAAACCACGTCAACAAATGTATGAAATACCTGCAGGTCGAGAAATAAATGAATTAATGTGGTTCACAAGGGCCGAACTTAATGATACGTTTTTTGACCCATTTATGGGTGGTGCATATGGTTTTGGTGGTACTGGTTTGGGAGGACCTGCAGGTTATTCACAATTCGGTGTTGGTGGTAGTTATTTCATGATGCCAGCATTTGATGTTCTTTTAAGAATGGCTGACAGAAATTTAAAACAACGAATGATTATTGGTGATGTTACATATAGAATTACGGCAGCACCTGACGGAAAAAAAATCGTTCATTTATATAATGTTCCCGGTGGTAGATTCGACTTTTCAAATATCACTTTTAATCAATATAAATGTTGGTATTGGTATTATGACACAATTGACGGTGACAGAAATGATTGTTTAGCTAACAATCCTGATATCGTTAAATTACCTTCTGATATTCCTTTGGAAAATTTATCGTGGCAAGAATTAAATGTTCCTGCACAACAATGGGTAAGAAGATGGTTTACAGCATATTGTAAAGAGACATTAAGTAGAATTTGGGGTAAATTTAGTGGTAATATAAAAACACCTGATACTGAATTAACGTTAGATTATTCGTCATTAGCAACTGAGGCTAAAGATGAAAGAGCAAAACTTGAAGAAGAATTAAAAACTAGATTGGAACGATTACGACCTGAAAAACAAATGGAAAAAGAAGCTTTAATTGCTGAAAATCTTAACAAACAACTTAAGTTTAGGGCGTTTCCTGGCAATTTATATGTTATATAATATGATTGATAAAGTTTCAACAAAAATAGTCGGTCAAACAAATATTGAAGAAGTTAAAGGTTATATCATTTCTGATGAAACCTATCATACTTGTGATAATAACATTTTTATAATTAAAAATGTTCCAAACTGTAATTTTTATTTAAATTCTGAAAAATCAAAACACGTAATCGTTAAAAGTTTAACAAAATCAATCATCATACCTGACATTAATAAAATCGATGAAAGGTATGATGATGTTGAGTTAAATGTTGGTGCTTGTATTGAATTATTCTTCACAAACGGTTGTTGGTATATTTTAAGTAGTGATGGAATGAAGACTATTTAAATTTTTTCCATCCAATCTTCTTCGGCTAATTCATAAATATAGTCAGGACTAATATTAACTTTTTCCCAGAATTTAAGTTC